TAACTTACCATCATTGCGAATATAGTCTACCAATTTCTCGGCCTCTTTAAAGTTCGCACCCGTCAGTGCGGCTTCATCAAGATTTCGTATTTCTTTAAATGTTTTCATTGTATCTTCTCCTTCAGCGTTTCGTATTTCATTAAATGTTATCGACTCCTCTTTAGCATCTTCATCATCTTTTCCAGAGAATCGTTTCAAGACATCTTTCTTATACTCAGACTTTGAAATTTTCTCTACAGACTCAATATCTTTTGGGTTCTTCAAGGATTTCTTCAATGCCGCTTTGACTTCACCAGCACTTTTCTTTTCAACATAAATGGGATCAAGGCCTTTAACTTTCGCTTTGAACAACGCTTCATTCACATCTTTTTTCTTTCGTTTAAAAAGCATCGTATGTCGCATGGCAACATTCGCCGTGGAATTCGCAGGAGCATCTTCCCCAACTTCCTTTTTTTGAATATCGCCGATTTGCTTTTTCAATCTTGCAATTTTCATATCTTTTGTAGCTTTAGCTTTGGCTACTCTAATAGGGTCTTTCTCTTTTTCTTGTTCTTTAACTGCTCCTCGCAGTTCCTTAAAGTTTTTCATTGTATCTTCTCCTCGTATCGCATTACGTGCTTCATGAGACTTATAACCTTTGTTTTTCATATACCAAGCAAGCGCCCATGGATTGTCAATTTCTTTATGTTTCTTCATCGCCTTCACCGTATCTTCCCATCCAGGCGGGGCAACTTCATCTTGCGGTTTCAATCGATATTTCAATAACGGTCGACCATTGATGGTAATATCGCCCTTTTCATTCTTTCCTATATCTTTTACCGTAATTCTTTTATTCTTAAACTTTCCACCAAGGACCGTGTCGCCAACTTTGATAGGGATAGTGATTGCGTTTCGTAATTCTTTATACGTTTTCATTGTTGTAACTGTACCGATCCAAGTAAGATTAACCCTATTACAATGGCCATGATTGTCGTATCCATCAGTATTTCTTTAAACTTTGCAATACCATTCCCATTGTACTGCTCACGGGTCTTTAATGGATGACCATTCAAGCTTCTTTTCATTTGTGCCTCTTTACATCTGCATCAGAAAAATAGACTTGTTGCATTGAGAGGGGATCAATGCCACAATAGATGTTCGACTCAAACACGCGACCCACAGGAGTCGGGTCTTTGAGGAAGAGGGTTTTAGGTTTATGATGTGGAAAATCAACGTCAAGCATATCTTCATTATCATCAACGTAGTAAGCAATCACATCAATCGCACCACGAGATATATCAGCATAGAGATCACCTGTTAAACATTCTGTTTGGAACATCTCATTCATATAAAACTCATGATGTTCCTGTTTCAGATACTTCTTAAATTCTTCTTCTAAAAACTTTGCCGATCGGAGACCTAGGTGTTCTTTCAGTAAGAACAACGCTGTCGCAAATGACGCCAGTTTTGTTTTCCCAAAAGGAATTTTATTCAAGATGCGTTTCAGATTCAAGACTAATCGAGTAAAAGGTCCATACGATGCTTTCTCTTGAGAAGTTTTAATCTGTTTTGTTCTGATACGGTTACCATCTTTATCAATGATTCCAAATGTAAACGCATCAAGATTCTCCCACTTTGTTACTAACAAGCGAATAAACTTATACGCCATATAAAGGTCAACAAGTTTATTCGTTGATGTCCCTGTACTTTGTTTTGCGACACTAAATCCCATAATGCTACCCTAGGTTTCGTAATACCTTCGCAACCTTAGCGTCAACAGGAATATCACTTGAATGAATCGACACTCCATTGACCTTCTCAAGTTGGTTTGGCATACGTTGTAAATACACTAAAAATGTTTTCAAGGCTGAATGATCCGCTTTCTCGATACGAAAGAACAAGAGTCGAGTTGCCGCATGTTGTCCAAACACATTGTAAATCAAGATCAAGTGATTGAGCATCAATCGTTCTCGTAATGTTCCAGTCGTACGGTACTTTATTAGCAACCGTTTCAAGTACTTGATGTGCTTCAAGTCATCAAGAAATTCCTCATGTGTTGAACATTGAGGATTATCATAATGTTTCATTGTATAGAGCACATAGTTCTCGGACGTCAAGTCGTTGAACACCATAATATCACCACCTTAAAAATACTTAAACTAATTTACCAGTAATATGCCACCGGTTATTTTCATCATTATACGCATACTCGATATGTAATTTCATCCCGCCTTCTTTGACATGAGAAATACCATCGTCATCAAGTTTCTCCGTATGTGGCGTATCAATATCTTTTCCTTGACGGCCGCCCCAGCGAGACATCGGTAAATCATACGATCCTGTTTTACTCTCTTGAGTGTTGAAATGAACATCATTAAGGTTAAATGATAACCCAAGTTGTCCAAGTCGGTGCCACACTTTATTGATTACTGTATATGGATTTACATAGTCACTTTCAGCAATCTGACCAATATAGGCATTGATTGCATCAATAACAACTGGATCTTCCACAGCCATTGACAAATGACCAGCTTGAAGCTGACCAGAACTGACTTCTCCAGCACCCCAAAATTCTTTTAAATGTTGCTTAAATGTTCTCATAATTCCCCTCTATTCTTATTTATGAGTAGTTTTCTTCTTCTTACTCGTAGTCACTTTCTTCTTTTTTGTTGATGTTTTCTTCTTCGGTGTAAACTTCTTATACTCCTCAAGATCATTTGTTCTATACGCTGATGGTGCAAACAGCTGACCCAAAAAATTAAGGATCTTCTCACCAATAGTTTTCTCAATTTTCATTTGAACCCCGCTTGTTTTAATTCTTTCAAGGCTTTCGCAGCAGTCGTAAACTGAATCCCTATTCCTCCTGCTCCTCGCCACTCCGTCACATTTCTAATATAATCATCAATCAAAATATTCGGCGATTGTTGACCTGTTGCATAATGCATCTTCTCTCTCCGTTTGACACATAATGCTCGTCCCACCCATTTGCTTCCTAAGTATCGTTTGATCCATACCTTCTTGCCTGGGACACAAAACGGATGATGGTCTGAAACAGCCGTCAAAATATATGGGTTATATTTCTTGATCGCCTTCCATAACTTCTTTCCTTCTGACATCCATTCTAATTGCTCCCAAAACTTCGGATGTTTCGCTAACACTTCCCATCGTTCAGCATCGGACATGGACGGATCACTAAACGACTTACCCAAAATCTTTTCCGCAGAACCTAAGAAGTTCGTCAAGACCTGGTCCATATCACAATACAGTTGCATTAGTCGTACTTTGCCGTATTCAATTTTGGAATATAATACAACGGACAGTTTCGCATAACGGCTGTCGTAAATCCAATCGTCATAGGAATGAGCCACCAATGTGATTCATACCCGAAAAAGGCGACATCGAACCACACTAATGCCGCAAAAATCGTCCCTGCAAGATACCGCAGTCCCATATCTGTCCGACCCAAGTTGTAGCCATACAGCCACTTACCTGTCGCGGCAGGACTAGGACCATGTGCTTTTAGTCGTTCCCAAAAAGTCATCTTACTCTCCTATTATTCATCTCCGTATTTTTCTTCATACTCATCGGTTCCAGGTAACAGAAGATGAGTTTTATTAAGATTCATCATGCTTCCATCCCTTTTCAACATCACTATAAAAATCTTTCTTTTTCTCCCTTGACAATTCATTAGGAGAATCTACCCCATACTTTTTAAGCATACCATTAAAAAACTTCTGGTACGCTGCTTTGTCGTCAGCAGCTTGCTGTAGTAATCCAGCAGACGCTGCAATTAAATTTGGACTTAAATCTTTAATCATGGTTGCATCCTTTCTTAGAAATGCTCCTCAATACTTTGTTTGTCATCTTGTGCATATAATCGCCATGCTGTTTCATACATCTCTTTTTTCCACGTGTGACCATATTTTGTTTGAAATTCTCTATGCACCTTTGGTCGTTTTAACCATTCTTGTATCTCTTTATCTGGTGGGTCCATATATACTTTAGAATCTGTTTCACTCATCGGGACCTTAGACTTTGGCTTCCAAGTCATCGTTTCCTCTCCCGGCGTAATCTTTTTTGTTTTTAATGTTCGTTTTGTTGTTCCTACTTCGTTATCTTTTTCTGGGTCGCATCCACGTTGTGGCTCCTCTTTTGGTGCCCATGAATTTTTTGAACTATAATAATTTGCTTCGTCAAGCCATGACGTAAACGTTTTTGTTTCTTGTCGTTGCATCCGATTCATAAAGGCTTGATGCGATGGTCCTGGCATCCAGAGATCACCATGCGCGTGGGCGCCTTTCAGCCCAAACTCTTTTGCAACTCTCTCGGCCTCAGCTTTCGACTTATACAAGTGTCGTTCTTCTTTGCTTTCTGATATGTTTATTTTCTTGAGTCCCATACCCTTCCTTACTGCATGAAATAATTTTTCTGCATCAATACTACCATCAACGCCTTTTTTAAATGATGTTAAATCTTCATCAGCAGCTGCTTGACGCATTTTTGAAGCAGACATTCCTGCTGCCCCCTCTGCATCAGCATCACGTTCACCTGCACTTTTAACGGTGAATTTCTCAAACTTAAAATCTTTTTTAACATAAGGTTTGAACGCTCGCTTAAACTCTCCAACACGATCACTTCCCGCAATCATTATTACATTCTTATATCCCCAATCAGCGATTTTCTCAGCAGCTGCAAATGGGTTGTTTGCTGTCGTTCCAAAATTAACCTTACGGGCTCCCTTATACATTTTTTTAAGGACCTTGACCTTCTGTGCGAGTGTCAAAGGGTTCTTTTTCTTATCTTGTGTCTGTGACACAAAGACCCATACATCAGTATTCTGTACTTTCGCCTCACCAATGGCCGCGTCAATAAGTTTTCGATGACCTATCGTTGGGGGATTGAATCGCCCAAACGTAAACACAATCGGTGTTTGTTTAGCTTCAACCAAATATGGAAGATATCCATTAAATTTCAATTTCTTCTTGGCCATTTAAAAAATCCATGTATGTCTATACGTTGAGTTTTCTTCTTCTATTTTTGCTGAACCTCTGAGTAAAATATTCCCCAGCTGTTTAGCTTCATCAAGTGTAAAATCCATATCTGCCATACGAACAGGCGTGAGCGTTTTCTTTGCGTCAAAAAACAGACGCAGTTGCCGCCGGTGTTCCGGCACCGACAGGTTAAAGAGATTAGTTTGCCCATTTTCTGTCCAGAGGTCATTCTCTGGGGAAGTGCCTTGTGTCGTTCCTGGTGTTACACGATCTGCGATGGTAATTTCCATAAATCCTCCTTACATCCAATTTTTATCGGTTGTAAAATTAGCCTTTGAAAACTCTAAACGGTCAACCAATTTTACAGCCGTTCCAGAAGAATCAATCGCTACAAATCCTTCTTGGTCTGTCACTTTGAATCCATTATTTGTTTTAAGAAACGTTCCCATCCGTTTAACAGATTTTAACTTCGCCAATACTAACAACTTTGCGTCTGTAATTTCTTTGTATAAATCAAACAATTTATACAATTGACCTTTCTTACTATTATACCATTTCTTGTAATCTTTTTGGTCAAGGGTTCTTGATTGTTTTGTCGCTTCTTTCTTTGCCGCTGTAATATGATCGTTATGTTTTTTCATCGCCCAGTCATAATACCCTTGGACATGAAGTTTTCCATCCTTAATCGTTTCACCCGCCTTGACGATCACATTAGTATATGATTTGATTTCTAAATACCTTTTTTCTTTACGTTGTATTCCTTCAGAAATCTCTTTCGATATCCTTTTTGTACCACCATATGTTGATTTCATGACTTTAATTTTCTTCGCCACCTCATCTGCTTCACTTTTTGTGAATGTTGCCGTCCCTGAGACATCTTTGAATTTGGCATCATCGAACCACACGTTCTTTGTGGCTGTCAATGATGACGCATTGACGTTATATGACGCCGACATCTCTGAGAGTTTATCACCTGTATATTCGGTATGCCAGACAATACCTATTTTCGCAGCTTTTATTTTCTTTTCTTCCGCTGATCCTTTCGGGACTGCATATGTAATCGTATTGGGTTGAAAGGTCGTATACGTTTCACCATCAATCTTAGCAGACGATAAATCCCCTGTCGCAAACATCATATCTCCCTGTAAGACCGTCTTGATCCCTAATGCAGGAAAATACTTCAACGCCGTTTTCAACTTCTTCGCCAATGGTCCATCATGGTTTTTATCGACATCAGCTGCGGTATAATTAACCTTTGGAGTTTTATTAAACACCCCTTTCGTCCCAACAAAAAACTTTCCGTTCTCAGGATCGATCCCTGCAATAATCGCAGGCGCTCCGTCCCACTTTGTGGTAATATTCAAAGGAGAAGCGTTTGAACTCGATAACATAGCAAGAAGTGACTCAAGAAAGTAAATCGCACTTTTCACACCAGCAGGACCATGATTGAGAATTTCATCCTCAAGATGTTCCATATGTATGTTCTTTGCTTCTGTGAGAAATGTTTTAAAACTATTCATTGTTATCCTATGAGTAAAATGGCAATTTTACATTATTCTTATCTACTGTAACATCAGTTTTACTTCTTGTCGGTCCAATATTATAGGGTGATTTGTTTCCTGCCGTAATACTAAAATCCATTGAAAATGTAAACTGGTAATTTCCACCACCTTTAGATTGAACTCTTAATCTCCATGTTGCACGTGCAGCTTTACCAAATCTTGGAATCTCTTTCAATCCATATGGATTTTTAGGACCCATTAAATAAAACCCATGTGTTCCAACATTGATGTAGTACGTTTCTTTCTGATTATAATATTGTGAGATTTTACTAGCGTCAATGACCCCTTTTAATTCTTTAAACGTTTTATGATCTCTTTCGTATCGTTGTCTAAGAGATAATTTACCAGCAGTAGACTGCCACTTCGTATCTTGATATTTCTTTTCTACCTTATAAGGTGCTCCCAACCCCTTATGCCATCGTCTTGCGACTTCTGCGAATACTTTTACTTCTTTTGCTAATCCACGGATAAATATTTTTTCTGGACTCTCTCTTTCTTCCTTAGCTAGCACATCAGGCGATTCATCAAAACCCCACGGTTCTTTTGCACCTGGAGTATATTTGACTACTAGTGAACCAGCTGATGCTGCAGTAATTTTTAATTCACACCCTTCTTCACCCTTCTTATAGAGTAACATAAGGTCTGGTTGGTCGTGACCCGCTCCCGCAGGTACAAAGTTTTTTGGAACAAACCCCAACGGTTTCAAATACTTTGCTACATTACGTTCATAAACAAAACCTTGTTGAGCAGCCATACCGTTTTCCCTCTACGTCATTTTGCTAAAAATTCTTCTTTAACGTCTTTCTCATCTATCTTTCGTTCAAGGCGTTTGACATCATCCCGAAGCTTCTTCACTAAATCAGCAAGATACATTACAGTTTCTTCAATTTCACTATATGACATAATCTTCTCTTAATCCTGTCCGAACGGATTGCGTACTTGTTGACGCTTTGGTGGTGATGTCACTCCCGTAGCGTGTTGTTGTTTTACTTCGTTCTTTGCTTCTAATCGTTCAACTTTAATCGTTAAGTCGTGTGTCTGTTTCAGATTCCACGTTCCGAGCCCAATAATAATCGAAACGAGAATACCCATCACTACTTTCGCCAATGGTGAAAACATTTGACTAAATTCAAGTTCTTCAATTTTTCGTTCACTTTTTCTTACATTCTGTTCCAATTCTTCAACCCACGTTTGTACATTACGTTGCCATGTCACTAATTCTTCATTATATTTTCCTTTAGGTTGTTTCCACCCAGGATCACCTTGAAACGTTGGTGCGTGAGTGTCCATCGGTTCTCCTTTATGTTACCAGCTTACTGTTCCTTTCATTTCAAAAAAAGATAACAAAAATTCTGTACCCTTTTTTAGTAATGCATCAATGGTTTCTAAAACTTTATTCCAAATCTTTTTCATCGTTTCTTTTGCCCAATTCCACGCCCTCTCTGCAAAACCTTTTATATTATCCCAAATCC